TATGAAAGAGGGCGAGTTACCCATTGGTGATTATTATGGGAAATGTGCGAAATTCACTTATAGATATTTTATGGGGGATGAAGAAGAATATGACAACAAGTTTGCTATTTATTGTCGAATGAATGATAAGTTGTGCGGAAAAAAAGCAAAGTATTATGAAGAGAAGTAAATTACCACTTTGTCTTTTTGACACTAATCTTTGGACCCTGACCGCGCTTCTTTGTATTATTCGGGTCATATTTCTCGTCTTCTTCGTCCGAGTTAATATCTTTACTGAGTTCCCAGAATTCTTTCGACCCCAATTTGAAGTCATTGTGTGAGTCGGCCTTGTACCAGAAAACTTGTTCGTGCAACTTGTTAGATTTGGCGTTGTTATTAATAACCAAGCACTCGTAATTCTCCGTGCATTGGTCCATCACTTGACAAAAAGACTCAAATGTGGGAAACATACCTGCATAATTCTCATAAATGCGCTTTCTATTGGCAATATAAGGTTCTCTCAAAATAAAAACATAATCTATGTTTGTTCTCAGTGTGGGAGGGATGCCAAGAGGATATTGCATTGTGATGATTAACATAATCTTCCAATGTCTCCCGTTCATAAAGAGAAGTTTCATCATTTTATCGCGAGCCCAAGTAGCATCATAAAGACAGTCATCAAGAATAACAAAAGCTCGTGGGTCTATTGTACTGCGTTTAAAAGTTTCCATCTCTTTTTTAATTTGTTTTAATACTGACTTTTGTCGTTTCAATATATTTTCAATGATTGCAGTATTGTATTCATTGTGAATAAATAATTTGGGAACTAATTTTCCATAAAACCCGTTGCCTTCTTCTGTACCGGCAATAACAACGCCAATAGGAATATCTTGATGATAGAAAAGAAGGTCTCTCACAAGGAAAGACTTGCCAGTGTCACGGCGCCCAATTAAAACTACGACGGGTCCTTTTGACTCATTGGGCTTGAAACTAATGGTTTTCATATCAAATTTTCTCAACTCTAGAGTCATTATAACTTAGTTTAGATAATTACAACAAAAAAATATACGCAACTTGCCATATTATTCGATATTTTATTTAGAAAACATTTTGCCTTTACTAAATAAATCTGTATTTTTGTTATGAGTTAAATTTTAATATAATTTATATATTATTTAGCTAATGACAACAAACCACTCAATGATTAACTATGAAAAGCGAAAGAATCCTGAGCTTTTCAAAAGTTTTCAAGAGGGAAAAGATTTATCTTTTTCTTCTCCTCAAAATTACATTCCTATTTTTAATAAATTCTTTTCATTAACACCCAATAATTTCAACTCTATTAATTTGAATAACAAGTTTTATATTTATGATATTAATAATTCCGAAGAACATCACCGTAACATATATAATTGTTTTGTTAAAAGCTTAGACAATGACAAAATTTTAGAGAAGGAAGTCTTTTTTAAATTTGCGCCTCTTATTGACCCCTTTAAGTTCCTTATTGGAAAATACAATATTGCGGATGAATCGCTTTATACATTGCCTAAATTAAACAATGTTATTTCAAATGTTCATCCCAAATTATTAGACGAAAACAATTCTTCTTATGTTGACTCTTTTTTTTCATATTTATCGAGTAAACTGATACACAATTACAAATTTGTAAACGGTGTTGATTTTTACGGCTCGTTTTTGGGAATAAAAAACAAGTTTAAACTAGATGTAATTGACGACATTGAGTATTTGACTCAATCTGATTTCTTTAATAAAAACAAAAATATTGCTTTTGAAATAGAAGATTACAGTTTTGCATTGAATGAAAATGAAAAACCTGCACTAGCTCCCATTAAGATTGACCATAATGTTACAAATAAATCATTAATTTCTGCGCAGTCAATTAATGAAAATTTATATGAAGACCTTTTTGCGTCAACTAATGAAATAGAACAAGGAACAGATTCTTCCGAATCTTTGCAAACATTGACTGAGGAAAATTTGAGAGAATACACCCTTGACCTTATTGATATGACAAATTCAAAAGAATTGTCCGACCATAAGACCACCACAATTAAATCAGGTTCTACATGTTCTTCCCGAACTTCTCACACATCAGACGAAGATTGTTCCAAATGCGACGATTCCCAAGAAAACGACGAAGCGCATTCATCTGATTGGGAATCTACAAGCGACAATAATAGTAGTAATAGCAGTAGTTGCGAAGAACAAAGTGTTGAAGTAACCATTCCCAGATTTCCAGTAAATATAATTTGTATGGAAAACTGTAAAAACACATTTGACGATTTAATAATGAATGAAGATTTAAAACAAGAGGAATGGTTGTCTGCTTTTATGCAGATTATTATGATTTTAATTACTTATCAAAAATGTTTCTCATTTACACACAATGATTTGCACACAAATAATGTAATGTATGTTGAAACTGACAAGAAATATATTTATTATTGTTTTAATAGAAAATATTACAAGGTTCCAACCTTTGGAAAGATATTCAAAATTATTGATTTTGGAAGAAGTATTTATAAGTTTGATGGAAAATTGTTTTGTAGTGATAGTTTTCAACCAGGAGCAGATGCAGCCACTCAATACAACACAGAACCTTATTTTAATGAAAAGAAACCGCGTTTAGAACCTAATTATAGTTTCGATTTATGTCGTTTGGCATGTTCCATCTTTGATTATGTTATTGAAGACTTGGACGAGATTGCTGATTTAAATAATTGTTCGCCAGTTGTTCGGCTGGTTTACGAATGGTGTTTAGATGATAATGGCATTAATATTTTGTATAAGAACAATGGAATGGAAAGATATCCTGATTTCAAGTTATATAAAATGATTGCTCGTTGCGTTCATAATCACACTCCTCAAGCTCAACTTGAGAGAAAAGAGTTCAAATTGTTTCAAGTTGGAAAGAAAGATATTCCCAAAACATCATTTGAAAAAATTGTTAATATTGACGATATGCCTAATTTAGCGATTAAAAACGAAAAATAAAAAATAAGTATACTATTATTAGTAAATGTCATATGGATTTATAATTACAAGACATGTAAATTCTGAAACAACAAATTATTATTGGAATCATTGCATACAATGCATTCGTCGTTTTTATTCTCCAGAAAAGTTTAAAATTGTTGTAATTGATGATAATAGCAACAAAGATTTTTTAAAAGCTGATTTCGAGTATATAAATGTTGAATATGTTGAATCTGAATTTCCTGGACGAGGGGAATTACTTCCCTATTATTATTTTTACAAGAATCGTTATTTTGAAAATGCTGTAATCATACACGATAGTGTATTTTTTCACAAGAAAATTAAATTTTCCAAACTTCTAGTTCCTGTTCTACCATTATGGCATTTTTCTGAAATAAAAACGGAAAATTTGCCGGATACAATGCGATTATTGCAATATGTAAGAAATAGTTATCAATTGCAAAAAAATGTACTAGGAAATGATAAATATGAAACTCTTTCATTCAATGCAACAAAATGGTTTGGTTGTTTTGGAGTTCAAAGTTACATAAATCACCAGTTTTTGGTTGGAATACAAAATAAATACAATTTTTTCAATTTGCTACAAGTTGTAAAAAACCGTTCAGATAGATGTTGTGTAGAGAGAATAATGGGTGCCATATTTTACAATGAATTCAAGGATCTTGGCAAATTAAAGTCATTATTAGGAAGCATAAGTGTCTATTGTCCTTGGGGATATTCTTGGAAAGATTATTGGGACCAAATGACAAGAAACAAAAAATCAAACAAACCTGTTGTAAAAGTGTGGACTGGGCGATAACAATATGCACTTTTCTTTAAGTTAAAAATTGAAGGAAACTTTTAACTTAAAAGCAATTTAAAGACATTGAAACAATGACAGCTCCAGCTCTTCCTATGAATATTATTAATGAACTTATTTTACAAGCCGCAGTCTTGAATAAAGACGAGAAATTCTTTCAATTACGATTCAATCGATTTTCACAAACTTGGGAAATGCGTTGGTTCTTTCGAAAATCATATCAAAGAAACAAGAAATTTTTACCATTAACAAAATGCTTGCGACACAAATTAAACAATCCTCCAGAAGTATCGTTTTATTCCGTAAAAGCAGTCATGTCTCAGCCCGAAACATTCAAGACATACACTACAGACAGCACAGAAGAAATTGACGCCTTCATTAAAACACTTTCCTGGGGTCTAAGATACGAGTTCCCTAGTAAAACTAGAACCAATAACGACAATTTTGATGAAGAAACATTTGTATATACTTATATCCACTTTGAAGACGGTCAAGGTGGATATAATTGTGCGTTCATTGAAGAAAACTCTTGCGAAGATTCGCTACTTGGTGACTATTGGACACCATTGTTTCATCGCGCTTATGTTTCAATAAATGGCGACATTTTCCCATTCTTCAAAGAACCCCAAACGGAACGCAAATATTATCCTTGGAACGAGGAAACCAAACACTACGAGAAGCCAGAATTACAATATTATTCTATAGATTATTTGAATAGGCAACGCGGTATGCGCGTCAAAACCGATGGATACCGCGACTACTCCTTCAAGTATTTTGACCAGGAAAAACAAGAATGGAATTATGAATCATTCACTCCATATGAAAGAAGGATGCTAGTTCCTTATTATGAAAGTTCCGACGAAGACGATGGTTATTATAACAATTAAAATCCAGGATTGTCTGTAAAAACTGCAGGGTTTGTCACCGCTCCTTCACCACCTTCTTGTATGACCGGTTTCAATTGGTCTAATACAAAATTACCAGCAATCACACTAAAATAAACCAACAATGAATCGCGAATTAAGAACTTTAACGGTTTGCTCTCTTTATCCACAAATCTCATTTCAATGAACTTTACTATGAAGAATATTACCGAAATTACACCCGCTATTAAAAATATATTTTGCATCTATTTTAATGTAGCAATTTCTTATTTTTTATTTTACGCATTATGCTAAAACTTCTATATCATTCAACAAAAAATCATCATTTAAATTCATTTCGGGTTGGTCCAATACATGAACATCAAAGTTATCCAAGTTTACATTCTGGTCTTGTATACGCAATCTTACACTTTCCACTTCGTCTTCTGATTCATATTCCGCCTTTCTTTGCGCATTTCTAAATTCGCTTATTTCACTCAGACGCTCAACATTTTTTGGTGCAGAAATATTTCTTTCACTATTGTCAGATTCTCTCACATTGTCCACATCACTAAATGTAAGTCTACTTGTGTCTTCAGGTAAATCAGGGAATTCTGGAACAACTTCCGTTTCAACAGTTCTTACTAATTCTTGTGCGTCAGACTCTAAAGAGCGAACAACTGGGACTTCGGGTTCCTTAGGCCCTTCTTCAGAAATAATGTGTGGTTTTTCACTTGTCTTGCTCTCTTCTTCCTTTGGTTTCTCTATTACCTCTTCTTTGATTTCCTCCACTACATCTTCCTCAACAGTTTCATCCATATAAGCGCGTAATATAGACTCAACTGGTATACTTTCTCTCACAGTGTTCAATATACACTCTTGAATAATTATTTCTAATTCACGATTGTGTTTTTGAACTTGAAGTGGTGGAATATTCAATTCAAACAAATAAACATTCTTGTAAATCTTTCGCGCAACATTGATGTAAATCTTGTGAACAAAATCGTCTAACTTTGGAATAGTAATATCAATTTTCTTCTGCTTCTGACCAACTCGAATAGCAGTTAACAATTTTAGTTGAATAATATGAACACAAGTTACTAAATCCTCTAAATAACCACAACCGCTTCTTTCTGTTATTCTGTTTTTCTCATTCTCAATAATAACCGGGTTCCACTTTGGAATACGACTTATAAAATTCTGAAATGTCATCAAATACTTATCCATTTCATTATTAGACTTGCATAACTGAACCGCTTCGTCAAAAATCGACCTTAACCCTTCTGCAACTAACGGCGTTAATATAGTCAATAATCTTGAACCCCATTCATTTTTTGACTCGTGCAA